GCAGACCCTGCACTTACGCAGCACTGGACATTCGATTACCACGTGCTGATCGCTGTGCGCTTCCATGTATTTGTAGCAGTGCAAACGTAGATGTAGCTTGCATCCCAGCAGATCTCACCAGCGGTGCCAGTATCAGTTGCGGATGCAGGGGTCTTAGCAGTAGCAATTCTAATCCGGTCGCCGTTCACCTGAAGCAATGCGCCACCGCTGTCCGAGCTGGTACCAACTAAGAGCCTGCCGCTGGAGTCGAGCCTCATGCGCTCTCCCCAGCTTGAGCCGTTATACGTCCAAAAGCCAAATTGCGATGCTGCGCTATTTGTGGCAGCAATTAGCTGAGTGAGACCAGCCGTAGAAGTATTTGTGCCAATTCTGAGGCCAGTGTTATTCGCAGTGGCATCTGCAAACTGAGCAACGTTGTAGCCCCAAATCGTGGAGTCAATTCCAGTTAGTTTAGTTTCAATAGGGAAGGCAGGCGAACCAACCCCCACGCTCACATTCCCGCTTGCATCCACGAACAACCTGCCAGACCCAGCAGTGCTGATGGCTACTGAGTTTGCGGAAGGTAGATAAACCCCGTTTGTTGGAACGGTGCTGCTGGTGGGGATGAAGCTGGCGGCGGTGCTGGTGCCAGTGGAAGTGCGGTTTTGAGCGCCGAAGTCTGGACTGATCTTGGTGCCGGCGATGGCGGCGCTGGCGTTGATGTCGGCGTTGACGATGGTGCCGTCGGCGATCATCGTTGAGGTGACACTGCCGGTATCGCCTGTGCTAACCAGCGTTCCCGTTACGTCGGGCAACGTCAGGGTGCGGTCCGCACTAACAGATGCCGGGGCCTGAATAGCAATAAAGTTAGTCCCGTTAGCGGTCGTCTCTCGGAAACGAACCTGCTGATGGTTATCCATTACCAGCGCGCCGGTCATCGTGTCGCCGTTCACATCGACGAACGTACCGGACTCGCTGCGCCATGCGCTGCCGTCCCATACCTTGAACACATAGGTGCTGCCGCTGGTATCCAGCCATTGCTCGCCTACGGTGTTGCCTGTTTCGCCACCACCTGCCGGGCTGACGTTTGGCGCTGTGCTGCCGACGTGCACCGGGCCAACCTTGACTAGCGCACCAGCCGAGTCCTTGAAAAATAGACCGGGGCTGCTGGTGTTGGTGTTGATGGCAATCTGACCATCAGACATTGAGCCAGGTAGCGGGCGCTTGTTTGCGGTGCTGCTACGCAGGTGCTGGAGAGTCATTCCTTAACGCCTACTGGCCGGAAGTTACCCTTACAGCTTAATAAGTACCGTCGCTGTAGTTCAGGTTGCCTGCGCCAATCGCCACGGTGGTGTCAAATGTGGCGACGCCAGTTACATCCAACGTCCCTGGGATATCGATGTTGCTAGCCCATTCCACATCAGTACCGCCGGATGCAGTCTGCAGCAGTTGACGGGCTGTGCCATTTGCCAGCTTGCTGACGGCAATCTCAGCCGTAGCCGAGATGTCAGCATTGACGATGCTGGCATTACCGGAAACCAGCACGTTGCCGCTTTGATTCGGCAGCGTGATCGTGCGGTCAGCAGTTGGATCAACGACGGTTAACGTCGTTTCGTAGTCGTCGGCTGTGCTGCCTTCAAAGATCAGGTTGGCATTGTTCAGCGTCAAGCTGCCAGTCATCGTGTCGCCCGCTTTGGCGACCTTTTCTGTGTCTAGCTCTTGGATTGCAAGCTGAACATTGGTAGCGAGGATATTGCCAGCAGGCGCAAAGCTGACGTTGGTGGCGATCTGCGAGCCAATGGCACTAGAAACGTCGATTAGATCCCAACTGGCGCCATTGGACAGGATCATGTCCGGCGGCGCCAAAGCCTCCGCAGGTGCGTTGCCGGTGCCGGTGCCGGAGTCCGATACGACTAAGTAGTACTGCCTATTGACGCTGGACGCGGCTGGCAGCGCTACGCCTGCAGCTAAGCCCACTGCTGCACCAGCAGTTGTTACCGATGCAACTTGGTTGATGCTGGCGTCATAGGTGCCTGCATAGATCAGCTCACCGGAGATGATCGTTACCGGCAGCCATGCTGAGCCAGACCAGATGTAGAGGTCTTGGTTGATCTCGTCGTAGAAATACTGGCCCTTGAAGGATGCGCTGGGGAATACAACATTGCCGCCAGTGTCAATGGCGCCACCGAATAGCACGGTGGATTGGTCGGCAAGTTTTGGTGCTGTAATGGCACCAGTGCCGATCAAAGATGCACCAAATGTGCCGGTTGTGATTTTGCTGGTATCTAGCGATGGGATGTCACCTGCGGCGAGGTTTGTCGATCCAGTGACTAGGCCGCTGCTGTTGTAGGTGATCTTTGTTGCAGTGGCGCCAGTAACTGTATTGGAAATACTGAGTACACCAGCGCCATCTGCAGACAGCCCAGTACCTACAGAGATAGTGCCACGGACTGATGTTGTTGCAATCGGCAGTTGAGTGCCAGTCAGCAGCGGAATATCTGTTGCAGTAAGTGCCCTGAAACTTGGAACGGCGCTGCCGCCAGCGGCGGGGCCAGCAAGAACCGTGTTGGCAGACTGTGCTAGAAACTCACTACCATCTAGATCATTAGCAAGCTTGGCTGCAGTGACATTGCCGTCAAGGATCTTGGCGGTGGTTACTGCATCGGATGCCAGCGCAGTGGCATCTACAGCGCCTGCGGCGAGTTTGGCAGTGGTTACGGCTCCATTGGTGATCTTTGCTGTAGTTACCGCATCGCTAGCCAGCTCAGATGCGCCAACGCTGCCATCGGCAATCTCAGATGCGCCGACTGCTCCAGTAGCAATCTTCGCTGCGGTTACCGCGTCATCAGCAATTTTTGCTGTGGTAACTGCTAAGCCCTGGATTGCTGCTGTATCTACCGCATTGTCTGCAAGCTCACTGCTACCTACAGCATCTGCAGCAATCTGCGCTGCTGTAATGGTATCTGCTGCAATTTGAGTTGCGGTTACAGCGCCTGCAGCCAGCTTGGCGGTTGTAATTGCGCCGTCGGCAATCTTTGCTGTTGTCGCGGCATTGCTAGCAAGTTGAGTTGCAGTTACAGATGCGGAAACAAGCTTGGCACCGTTGATCGAGCCATCTGCAAGGTTGAGCTTTGTATCCGCAATCGTGCCATCAGCGATCTTGGCATTAGTGACGGCACCATCGCCAAGTTTGGTGTTGGTTACCGCGCCAGTAGCAATCTTTGCCTCTACGACCGCTGCTGATGCAATAGCTGCGCTGTCTACAGCGTCATCAGCAAGCTCACTAGCCCCAATCGCGCTTGGCGCAATCTGGGTGGCCGTGATTGTGTCATTGGCGATCTTGGCGGCTGTGACAGCTAGGTTGGCAATTGCCGCGGTATCAACAGCGTTGTCCGCCAGCTCAGACGAGCCAACAGCGTTCTCTGCAATCTGCGTAGCAGTGATGCTGCCGTTTTGAAGCTTGGCGCCAGCAATGGTGTTATCAGCAATTGCGCCAACGCCTGCAGTTACGACCGCAGCAACGGTGATCTTCTTGGTTTCTGCCGTGCTGACATCGGCAATAGGCAACACATCAACGGTTGCCTGGGTATCGGCGGCTAGCAGCGGATTGAGCTGCGTAATCTTCTGATCAGCCACTGCTAAGAAACCGTACGCTTATAGCTTAGTTTAGGATGGCACTTCCAGAAGAATGCCGAACCCAGACTCCTGCAGCACTTTGTCCTGTGGATCTTGCTCTTGCAGCAGATAGCCCGATGGCAAATCAAACAGCAGTCGGATGGGCCCAGTGGTAACAAAGCTGATCTTGCTATGAATGGGCTGATCAGCTATCAACTCAGTTGCCACTGATGTGATCACGCAATCGGCTGCGTAAAACAGTTCTTTTCGCGCTTCTACGGCATCAATCAATGTGCCAATAGGCACGGTGTTCGTGCGCTTCATCAAAAATACGCCGGCAAACTCAGCTCCTATTTCTTGCCGCAGCGCTAGCTGGTGCATATATACCGCAGACTCTTCCGTGCCAATATAGTCAGGCGATCCGCCACGCCATGTTGTATCAAAAAAACAATCAAGCTCGCCGCTGCCAGATACCAGCGTTGACATGCGTTGCCTGAAACTGTCCCCAAGACTTGTGTACTCTGCTGTGTCTCGGTCAGTGTTCAGCATCCAGCTCACCGTTTGAGCTAGATAAGCATCATCTTTTGACACCACTTCATAGCTGACTCGGTAAGACGCCGCCGGTGTCGTCAGGGTTATTGCATCTGCAACACTGCCGGTTAGCGCTTTCTGCCATGTAGCAAAAAGCCTGATGCCACCAACGCTATCGACGTTGACGTACCACTGGCCGTCGTTGCGCCTGGTGCTGTCCGTCCATCCACTTGTCGCCACGAAATCCAGTAGATCTGTGGTCGGCACACCGCTCTCGTCGACACGCCTAAACCACACGCGATCACCTGTGATCAGGTTGACCACTCGATCCTGCAAGCCAAAACGCTTGGCTGTCACATCGACATCAGATGGAGTTAGGCGGCTGTAGACACGCTCAGATTGCTTGCGCCCGATACGCAAGCCGCCAGCTTCGCCGATCCAGATAGCCATCAGATCAGATTTACGGCCGTGAGCGGGCCGCAGACGGTGAAGTTAATGCTTGCTTGAATGATCTCACCGACAGTCGCGGCAATCTCCACGCTGGTAAGCGCACACTTGAATTGCACAGCCCTAGTAGTGCTGCCACCCGAGAATCGAAGCTCCAGCGTGTGCGTTGGCTCTGTTGGTGTCCGCGTGGTTCGCAAAAGGTCATCCATGATGGCGCGACCTTCAATCAAGTTTGATGCGTTTTCGTAGTAAAAAACGGTGGCCGTGCCAGTAAAAGACTGCACGCCGTAAACGTAATTACGGGCAAAGTCACCAAGACTGGTGGTTTCTAGCGTGTCAGCGTTGGCCGAAAAGCTCCAGTCGCTGACTCGCGCCACTTGCACGTTGTCAACCAGTAAGGAGCCGTCAATACCGGTGTACTGCTTAGCCATGCGCCGTGCGTACTGAAGTCTTTAGTCAATTGTAGCTGTGAGTCAAGTTCTAATTGCTAGCAAGGATACAGAGGCATTGCCAATGCCCGGCGCCGTCCACTCAACAGTCGGAGCAGCCGAATAGCGCCACTTGTAGCCGGATGGCGTCACACCGCCGTAACTCGACATGCCAGCAAAGATATCTGCTGGCAAATCAAATTCTTCGTACGTGCCCTTAGCCGTGGCGTAGTGATTTGTAATTAGCAAGAATACCGCTTCAGTGAGATTCTGAAAGCCAAGCGACAACGTAGCTCCAATTGGATTGGGGCCAAGTAGTACGCGGGCTTCGTAGCCTGACAATGCTGTAAAAGACTGCACAGGCTGTGAGCCGGGCGTCCACGTCCGCGAGGATGGCTTAATGCTTGGAAAAGATGCAACGGTCATGATCAGATGCCGATAAGCATGTCCAGCGCAACCTGACTAACGCCAGTGGCTGTCGTTGGAAAATGAGTTGCTTCTACCCTAAAGGCACCATCGGCGCCTTCGCTGACGGCGTCCACTTGATAGAACACGGTCTTTGATTCGCCTGTTGCAAGGCTAGATGCGTAATCCCAGGTCACGCTGATAATGTCAGTCGGCACTAACGTACCGATCAAAGCTGTTGTCTGAAAGCTGATTGTATGCGTAGTTAGCTTGCGGCTAGCAAGGATATAGCGACCTATCAGCGTGGCGTGGTTTTCCGTCGTGCAGAACTCTTCCATGTCATACTGTTCAAACGGTCCGTCTATTGCTGTTCCGGCATAGCGGACTTCGTTTGTCTTCGGCGTGCCATAGACCGATTCGGTTTGTGACCGCCAGGTCATAAGAGCGCAGAACGGTTTGCGTTGATTGATGTCGATGTATTCTTTCTGATATGTTCCAGCAACTACGTTGCTGTCGTTGAAAACAAAGCTAGGTGTGATGACTGACGTGCTCACATTGAACAAACCATCGAGCGGCAATGCAGGCTTAAGCGCAAACTTGCCGTTGATCTGCACAAATCGCAACAAGAACAGCGGCGCAACGCGAGTTAAATAATCGCGGAGGTTGACGCTGTTGGCTAGTACGCCGTTAAAAAACAACGAATACTTTGAGTTGAATTCTTCTGCGCCTTGGAAAGAAGGCAGATCAATCAACTGCGTAGACACCTTGCTGGCGTTCTTCAACAGGTAATAAGCAAGATCTGGGAAGCTGCAACTGCTGCCGGTTCCACCCAGAACTCGCTCAACTTGCACGCCATTGCGGACAAAGCATCGTACTTGCTGCTTATAGATTCCGGTCTCTGCGTTAACGGCATAGCGTCCTTTTACGGCCAATGTGCTCATGCCGGCAAATGATCCGCCGGATCCAGCAAACAGCGGTAGGTTGGTGACTGCGCCAGGGATAAATGGCGTTGTGATTGTTGTGGTGACTTTATAGGTATAAGACAACTCCGAGAATACCAAATACGCAGGATTGGGCCAGTAGCCGCTAAATGACGTATCAATGGTTAGCGTAAAAGTTACGGGCGCGCCAAAAGAAAACGATGCGCTGAAATCAGTGCTTTCGGTCAGGCCGCTGCCGTCAACCAACGTGCCATTACTGCGTGCCGCCCAACGATGAAAATAATTGACTGCAGCATTAGGGCTTGTTGTGATTTTGGAGTTGCTAAATTTAAATGCGGTGCAGCCAGTAACGGTAACCGTATAAGAGTTGCCAGAGAAGCTAAACGATACGTTTGTATCTGCGTAGTTATAGGTCTCCGTATTTGTCGTCGATGTCGCCGGCGTATCTGGCCCGATTGATGACAACGTATAGTTGTAGCCGCTTGTGGGCAAACTGCCGTATGCGTTAGTGATGCCATAGCCGGATAGTGTGTTGACCTTGATTGGTCCTTTCCACACATCCGATTCCGCAATGGCTGGAAGCTGGCCATCGCTGACTACAAGGCCAAACGCAAAGTAATCGCCGGTATTAGCGTTTTCTTCGACGCCGTAACGCGCGGCTGGCGGAGTGATCCACGCGCCGCCAACGCCACCAGTCTGCCTGCAGAACACAAAAGGAATGGAGTTGCCTGTTGCAACGATGCGCTGCTGCGCTGTAGCTCCCTGCTCAACCGTGAGCAAAGCTGCCAGCTCATCCTTGCGCAGGTTGGTGGTGATCGGAGCTGATGCGCTTTGCGGCGCGATGTAGTTCGGATTGCTTGTCATATCTTGGGCGGCTCTCCGATCAGCGTAGTTGTGAATTTGCGCGGCGGCGCCTGGGCTTCAACGGGATTCAGGCTAGATCCAATCTGGATCGAAATTGACGCCTCATTCTGGCTTGCGCTGATCAGCTCGCCAATATAACTGGCAAATAACGTCTTGGCTGTCGGTGGGGATCCGCCTGCAGTAGGCGCAAAAGAGTAAAAGCTCAGCTCTACAAAGTAGCTATTGGTTAGACCAGCTTCAATTAACGCGATGATCTCGTTGCTAGGGGCAAAGTCCACGTTGAGGCTTTGCTGTCCTCCTGTGGCGTTAGAGACAATTGCGTCGACATTGAACGGGTAAAACGTGTGACTATCAACAGTCGAACCAGGCCAATAGCTTTGGTAGCGGGCGACGACGGTGCTGTAGTCAGATCGCCTGAAAGTTAGAAAGCTAGCAATGCCAATCGTCATCGCGCTACCCCAATAGTTCTACGAAGCGACGGATTGCTTTGCAACTGACTTAGTACAGCGTTTGCACCCTGACGGGCTGCCGTGGATGTTGCCTGCTGCAAGTCACCCATGGTGACGTAGTTGGTGCCATCCATCTGAGTTACCGGGCCGGTTGTGATGTTCACTTGTGGCGCGGCCATGTTTGTGGCGCCCACTCCATAGCGATTGATTCCATTCTGCGCATACGCCGGAGCTGGTGCCATGGTGCCAATTCCAAGTTGCTCTAATTCACGCAACGAGCTTTCATATTTCTGGCGTTGCTGTGCTTGCAGATATGGCCGCTGAAGTTCAGCAATTCGCATTTCTGCGTCTGTTAAAACAGCTTGAGATCTGAGTGGGTCCATGATCTGCATTGCTTGATTAATTGCTGATTGCCAGATTGCCCTCCCTTCTTCCTGTAACACAACGTTTGAAACTGCATAGGCGCCGCCAAATTCTCTGCCGCCATAAGCGCCACCTAGGTTGCGAATGCGGTCAGCTTCTGCCGCAGACCTAGCCATGTTTGCGGCCAGTTCAAACGATTGAATTTTGGCTTCTTTCAACGCTGCTGCGGCTCG